CTCTTCCGATCTAGAGGGGACCATCAGCTAAATTCGATAAATTTTACGATAATACTTCTTTTAGGGGTCGTGGTTGGAATTGGATTGACCCATTAAAAGAAATAAATGCTGCAGTTGTTGGATTGCAGAATGGTATTCTGTCGCATCAAGATGTTGCAGCACATTATGGTCGTGATGTAGAAGAAACATTTAGTCAGATTAATCGTGATAAAGAAATGGCTAAACAGTTTGATTTATCTATGGCATTTGAACCATTTGGTCAAAAGTTTCCTGCTGAACCAGAGGTAACTGGTGGAGATGATGATGGCGAAGTATAAAGGAGAAGATATTGATCTAACTCCTACTAATGCGATGGCAGAAGAAGCACAAAGAGGATTAGATTGGAGAGCAGAATTTGGTCGTGGTGGAACTTCTGTAGGCGTTGCCAGAGCAAGGCAATTAGTAAACAAGCAAGAACTATCAGCAAGAACTGTTAGACGTATGCATAGTTATTTTTCAAGGCATGAAGTGGATAAAGAGGGCGAGGGATTTAGTCCGGGTGAAGATGGTTATCCATCTGCAGGAAGAATTGCTTGGGCATTATGGGGAGGTGATGTTGGTCAAAGTTGGGCAAGAGGAAAGGATAGACAATTGGATAAAATTGATGAAGATGCGACTAGAGCAATTGAGGATGATTTCCCAGATAAAACAATAACTGCTTTAGAAAATAAAGTTGAAGAACACAATGAAGAATACGGAAGTGCAAAATCCAAAAGGGTAACTTTAGGAATGTTGGCTAAAGTGTATAAAAGAGGTATTGGAGCATACAATACTAACCCACAATCTGTAAGACCATCTGTTAGTTCTGAAGAACAATGGGCAATGGCAAGAGTTAATTCATTTTTATTTGCAGTTAGAAATGGGAAATACAGAAGTGGAAAACATGATACAGATTTATTACCAGAGGGTCATCCAATGAAAACAGAAGATGAAAGAAATGAAGTAAACTTAACAAATAGTGAAAATTATGATACATTCCTAGAAGATAATGAAAGAGGTGCTGATATGGAAAATCGTCATGTTGTTGAAGTGGATGAAACTGAAGATACAGTCACAGTTGTATTTGCTAAACATAAAGAAACACCATCTGAAGAAATGACTGAAGAAAATTCATATGAAGATAAAGAAGACGAAAAGATGGAAGAAGATGAAAGAAAAGAAAATATTTCTTTAGATTATAGAGCGATTGACCTTGATGACAAAACTATAGATGAAGAAAACAGAACTGTTAGGGTTGGAGTATCTAGTGAAGAACCTGTAAAAAGACAGTTTGGAATGGAAGTAATGGATCATACAAAAGAAAATATGAACCTAGAATTTTTAAACTCTGGTCGTGCGCCATTATTATTAGATCACGATATGGAAAAGCAGATTGGAGTTGTGGAATCAGTTGAACTTGACGAAAATGCTCGAAGATTAAGGGCATCTGTTCGCTTTGGAAAAAGTGAGCAGGCTTCTGAAGTGTTCAATGATGTTGTTGATGGGATTAGGCAAAACATTAGTGTTGGCTATCGTGTTGACAAAAAAGTAGAACGTGAAGATGATCCAGAAGATTATTATCGTGTTGCGACTACACCAATGGAAATTAGTATTGTTTCAATCCCTGCAGATCAGTCAAGTCTTGTTGGTGTTGGTCGTTCTAGTTCCGAAACATTAAAATCAACCATTCAGATAAAGGAGAATAACATGTCTGAAAATATCGATCTTGATGCAGTAAGGGCAGAAGCAGCCAAATCAGCATCAAAAAATGCTAAAGAGATAATGTCTTTAGCAAGAAAGCATAACAAAGCCGATTTAGGTGAAGATGCTTTAAGTCGTGGAATTGACATTGCAGAGTTCAGAGGTGAACTATTAGATGTTATTGGAAACGATAAGCCACTAGACACTCCTGTTAATGTGATTGAACAGTCAGCTAAAGAAAAAAGAACTTATTCTTTAGGCAGAATGATACAAGCACAAGTCACAGGTGATTGGAAAAACGCAGGCTATGAAAGAGAAATGTCTGAAGAAATAGCTAAAAGAACTGGTAAGCAATCACAAGGAATGTATGTTCCAGACTTTGCTTGGCGTTCTGGTGTTATGACAACTGCAGCAACTGGTGGTATCTCTGGCGAAAATGTAACAGATCAGTTTGTTCCAACAATCCAAAGAGGTGACTTGTTCATCGAAGCACTAAGATCAAAGCAAGTAATGTCAAACTTAGGTGTTACTTATATGGGTGGTCTAACTAATAGAATTAGAATACCTAAAATTGCTACAGGTGCATCAGCAGGATTTGTTGAAGAAGCAGCAAATGTTACAGATCAAAGCCCAACAGATGCAGGTGTAACATTACAACCTAGAACATTAGGTGCATTCGCAACTATGTCAAGATTGTTAATGTTAGAAAGTGTTCCTGCAATTGAGCAGATTGTTCAAGATGATCTATTAAGATCAATTGCTGATAAAATTGAATATCATGCAATTAATGGTTCTGGTTCTTCTGGACAACCAACTGGAATATTAAATAATTCAGATGTGAATAATTTAGATATTTCTGCAGGTACAGACGTTGCAGCATTAACTTGGGCAGATATCACAGACCTTGTAAAGCTAGTTGAAGAAGATAATGGAGTTGTGAATGCAAATACATTAGGTTTCTTAACTAACCCTAAAGTAAAAGCGAAGATGGCTAATACTGTTAAAGTTGGATCAACAGACAGTATTATGTTATTAAACGATCCTTGGAACGCAATTTATGGCTACAAGGCAGAGTTCACTAACAATGTGCCATCAGACCTTGATCCGGGTGATGGTGGATCAGATGCATCTGCAATGATTTTTGGTGACTTCTCACAGTTAATGGTGGGATTATTTGGAGCGCCATCAATCATAGTTGATCCATTTACTGGTTCAAAGTCTGGTGATGTTACAATTAGTGTTATGCAAGAAGTTGACGTTGCATTAAGAAATGCAATATCATTTGCTAAAACAGATGAAATCTCAACTGCTTAATTAGCATAATAAATTGGAGGTGGTTTTCGGATCACCTCCATTAACTATTACGAGGTATTTATGAAAATTAAAATTTTAGAAAAATGTTATATCGGAACAAATGGTAATATGTTTGCAGGTGAAGAACATGACATTGATGATAGAATTGCAAATAAGTTAATTGCTAGAGGTTTTGCAGAAGAAGCTAAAGCAAAAAAAACAAAAAAGAGTATTATTAACAGAGCAGTTAAAGCATTAGAAACACCAGAGGATGACTAATGGCAGTAGAAAGTGCAGCAGATCGATTATTATTCTTAGAAGTAGATGATTTTGGAACTACTGCAAGTTATACTGTTCAAGGTGGTTCTGCTGCTAATATAACTGGAATATTTGATAACGAATTTATAGAGGTAGATGCAGGTGGTACAGTTGGAGTTGCAATTCAGCAACCTCGATTTTTATGTAGGACAGATGATATTTCTAGTGCGACAGAGGGTGATGCAATAACTATTTTAGGAGTGGCATATACAATTAGGATAGTTCAAGATGATGGAACAGGCATGACAACTTTTGTATTAGAGAAAAATTAAATGGCACACGTTAGAAAGCAAATTAGAGATGCAGTTGTTACAAGATTGACTAATCTAACGACCACAGGAACAAGAGTATTTAGATCAAGAATATATCCATTAGAAAGTAATAATCTTCCGGGATTATGTATATTTACAAAGTCAGAAGCGACAACTTTTGACACATTAACAAGACCGAGATCAGTAAGTAGGGTTTTAGAAATTGGTGTAGAAGCATATGTTAAAGCGACAAGCAACTATGACAATACACTTGACACAATTGCAGTAGAAGTTGAAGAAGCTATTGCATCAGATGTTACGTTTGGAAGTCTTGCAAAAGATACACAAGTAACATCTTTTGAGGGTGACTATAGTGGTGATGGTGAACAACCAATTGCTATTGGTCGCTTTACAGTTGAGGTGATTTATAGAACCTTAGAAAATGACGTAGAAACTGCAGCTTAAAGGAGATAAAAATGGCAACACACGCAGGATCAGAGGGAACAGTTAAAAGTGGCTCAAATACAGTCGCTGAAATTCGTTCTTTTTCTTTAGAAGAAAGTGCAGACACCATTGAAGATACAACAATGGGTGACACTTCAAGAACATATCTAACAGGATTAAAAACCTTTACTGGTTCTGTTGAATGTTTTTGGGATGAAACAGATACAAATGGTCAAGTATCATTTGCAGTTGGTGCATCTGTAACTTTAGCAGTCTATCCAGAGGGTGCAACTAGTGGTGACACTTATTATTCTGGTACTGCGATTGTAACAGGAAGAACAATCACATCATCATTTGATGGTATGGTTGAAGCATCTTTTACATTGCAAGGTTCTGGTGCGCTTACTGCTGCAACTGTTTAGAGGTGATTAATGTCATTAGGTGAACAGATTGCATCTAGACGTATAAAAGAAAAAAGAACTATTGAAGTTCCAGAATGGGGTGAAGATAATACTCCATTAATTTTATATGCTAGTGCAATTACTGCAGGTGATATCAATAAGTTGCAGAGAAAGCATAAAAACTTTCTAAATGATATGACTGTGGATGGAATGGTTGATTTAATAATTGAAAAAGCTGAACTTGAAGATGGTAAAAAAGCATTTTCATTATCAGATAAACCATTTTTAATGAGTGAAAAAGTTAATATAATTGCAGAAGTTTCTGCGAAAATGTTTGGTGAAACTGTTTCTGTAGAGGAACAAGAAAAAAACTAAAAAGCGATTTGTTAAGGTTTAATTTATTAGCTTTGGCAGATCGCTTACACAAAACAGTTGATGAAGTTGAACATTTAACTTTATCAGATATAAATGAATGGCAAGCATATTTTAAGGCAGTAGAAGATGGCAAACCAAAATCTTAAAGTAACACTTTCAGCAGTAGATAAAACAAGAAATGCTTTTAGAAGTGTTGGCAGAGGTTTAAAAGGTATTGCAGGTTCAATACTAAGTGTTAAAACTGGTTTAATTGGATTAGCAGGTATTGGTGGATTTGGTTTATTAATTAGAT